GTCGGCCATTTGTTATCCTTATTAATGGATGAGGAAGCAGGGCGTTTCCGCCCTGCCTTATCTTTATGTATACTACTATTAGGAAGTAGTATCTGACTCCCAATACTGAACTTGGAACTCAACGGTGAATCTTTCGATGTCATCGTTGTTGCCATAAGACAAATCAATTGGAGATATGTTAGTAGGGAAACATCCACGGAAGACATATGACTTCAGTATTGTTTCATCTCTATCTAACTGATCAACCAACAAGTCTGCCTGGTAATCAATAGGGTTTGTTAGACCAGTGTTTGCTTGGTGAGCATTTACACCATTCATCCAACGTTCCATTGAATTACGGACTTTGAAGTCAGTATCATTTATAATAGTTGGTGACCATGTATCAAATGTACGGTCTCCAGCAATTTTAAGTTGTCTACCACGGAATGGGACAGTAACAATACCCATTATTGATCCTGGTAGCTGAGCAGCTTCACACAAGAAAGATGTAATCTCCACATCTCCACCTGCATAGGCTGGGAAGTTTATTGTAGCCTTAAATAGATTCGGTCTTGCGCCACCGCCTCGTAATTTGGCTTTAAAGTCGTCTACTGCGAGAACCATTGCTTTTTCCTTTCAGCGCTCTATTAAACCGTACCGACGATTTCAGCAAATTCAACACCAGTTCTAACTGCAACGAAGTTAAGCGTTACGAAGTTAATTGAACGTGCTGGTTTGATGAAGATCGAACATACGAATTCGTTTCTATCTATGACTGCTGCAGTGTTATTAGTTGCATCAGCGACTACTCGGAAGTCTGTAATACCTCGTCGACCCTGTACTTCCCTAAGGAATGGCTCAACAATGTTTACAAATTCTGCGCGAGTAAACTCGTCGTTGAATTCAAACATAACATTTCTTGCTGCAATTGCTATTGCTCTTTCAAGAACCAAGAAGAGTCTACGTACGTTAATACGATCGAATGCACTTGGGCGAGACATGTGAGTCTTATCACCAAAGAGCAGTATACCCTGACCTGGAATGTTAGCAACTGGATTGACTGCATTTCTATATAGCAAGTCTCTCTCAGTCTTGTTGGGTGTATAACCGAGTGATGTAACACCAAGATATGCACCACGTCTTTGACCAGCTGGTGAGAACCATGCTGCAGCGCTATTATCGGATGCTGCCATGATACCGGCTGTAGAAGAAGCGGCTGGAATATTAATGTATTGATCATTGTACTTATCATATACTTTAAGATAGTTATTATCCATAAAGATATAAGATGAGAAGGTTAACGATTTTGCAGTAGTAACAATGTCAGTGTTTGGAGTAGTTGAAGATACAACATCGGATCTAGCCGGTGATGTAACTACTACGCAATCTTTACGTGTAGATGCTGCGATTGTGTTAAGATCATTAACAACAGTTGTTTGATCACCTCTAGTCGCCATGCCTGGAGCAATAAGGAAGTCAACTTGGATGTTATCCTTGTCTTCGTACTTATCAAAACCTGTTGCATATTGACTTGTAGTAAGTGCTGCTGAATTAGCACCAGTTGTAAGTGATAGTGTTTTAACTGCTTCAACAAAACCAGAGGTAAAGTCTTTACCATCTGCTAATACTGTACCAGCATTTGAACTGAAGTCAGAATCGGTTACGTCACCGAAGCCTGCCATCCAAAGATACTGTGATTTGTTGTTGATGACATCTTTAATATAATTTGATGTTCCATCGTCTGATTTAGCATCGCTTGCTGCTGATACGAATGGGAATGTTTCAAGAACTGTTCCTTTTGTACCTGTGAATAGACCGTCTTGGTCTACAACAACAACGTGCATTTCATCCTTAGACGAACCAACATTGGACGCATAAGTTGAAGTAATCGGCGCGGCATCGAAATTATTTTCGTATGTCCATGCTGAAAATTTGACGTCTCCTGCGGAATCAACACCTTGTAGCCATTGAACCTGTAGACTGTTTCCTAGAGCACCTGGATACTTAGCAATAAATGTATGCTCATCCGAATCTTTTGCTGCTGCTTGGAAGTCAAAAGAATCTTGGTTCTTTATTCTAGCTGTTGCTGATGCGCGGGCATCACGTGCGTTAAGACTTTCACTGCTGCCTTCTGTTGCTTCCCGAACAACATAAAGTGAATTTGCATATCTTAAAAAGTATGCTGCGGAGTGAAAGTCGATTGTGTTTGTTTTACTTGGACTACCGAAGATTGAGACTAAACCTGATTCATCGGAAACTAATACTGGGGAATCGACTGGTCCCCACTGAAAGTCGCCTACTAACGCTCCCGTTGTTGATGCTACGTTGGGCACCACACCGGATAGGTCAATCTCTTTAACGGTAATTGCCGGGGACTCTGATACTGCCATGACTCTTTCCCTTTAATTGAGTTTTAATTATATGATTTGCATAATACGGATGTACCCTTACGGATATTCAATTATGACTATTTATAAGAAATAATATTTCAAAAATTACCGTGTTCGTAATCAATAGCCCACGGTTTTCCTAAGTCTTCTCGTCTATTCAGCTCTGATATCTGATCTTGTCCATTGTCATAGAAGCCAAATGGTACTACGTCTTGTTCAATTGCTGCTGTCTTCTGAGCAAACATCATTTCTTTTATATTAATATCGGTCATATCCGTAAACATTTCTGTTGTAACGAAGTAACCAAACATCACCAGGTTCATCATCAGGTCGTCGTGGTTGCCCGGTGAGGCCTCGTATGATTGACCTCTAGCAACAAACGTAGATATTTCAAGGATAGATTCTGTATCATTGATTGCAATCTTACTACTTTCAATAATATCTTTAATACCAGAACAACCAAGTCTTTTAGTTTTACGAGTCATCTCTACGCCAATACCATCTGACTTAATAACAGATGACATATGCATATTCTCATATTCAAGTTCGTGATATAAACCTCGACAAACAAGAACTCCATGATCATTTGATTCCACAATAGTATATGCTTCATTGTAGGAATTTGCGTACTTATAAATAATATCAGGGAAGAGAATAGGAGATATAGAATTACATCGATAAACTGCGGCCTGGTTAAAAGGTCTAGATGTTACATCGATCACGTTAAAAGTAGAATAATCCTGACCTCTTCCCTTCGATACATCCACACATACAATATAATCATGATCCTTTTCAGGTTCAGCATATATTAACATATGCCCACCTTCTAATATTCGTAATGGATCAATTGCTTTCATTCTCATTAAAGCTTCTGGACCAATGAGAGTGTCACCAGTACCGAAGAATGTATTACCGAATTCTTGATCAAACTGCAGTTGCGACGTATTTGCTATCGTTTCTAGCTTCCATTTACTATCGCGCCCTGGTACGTCCCACCAGTCCACACGCATCGATTTGAATGCGTTGGTCTGTTGTATTGCACCTTGCCAAATACTATAGAATTGATTACCAATACCATTAGCAGTTGATGTAATAATAACCTTTGTACTTGTACCAGCTGAGATAACCGGATAGGTTGATGTATAAAACTCAGTAGCATTATCAATAAATGCGAACTCATCGAGATACAATAACGAAACAGATAGACCACGAATTGAACTACCAGATGTTGCTGCCGCCATTATTCGAGAGTTATTACTAAATTCTATTGAACCTTTATTTAATGTTTTAACACCAGGTTGAAGAAAGAATGGTAAGTTTTCTAACATCAATGTAATTCGAGATAACATTTCTCGGGCAGTTGCACCTTTGTTTGCAAGGATAGCTATTGTTTTTTCTGAATGAAACAAAGCATACCATAACAGATATGCAACCGACGATATAGATTTACCAGACTGACGACATGCCAATACAACGGTAAACCTATTTTCCATAAACAAGTTGAACATCTTTTCCTGATAATCATAAAGGTCAAAATCTACGAGGCCTTTGTCAAGGCTTATTACCTTACAATATGTCCGAGCAAAGTATGTCGGATCCTTAGTGCATTTTTGATATTCTAGAATAAGTTCTTTAGAAAACTCTTCGGTGACGCCGTCAGACTTCACCCCTTGATTGGACATGTAGTGTGTTTTGATATCAGGCATAATTTACTTTAGTTTGGGAGTTATGTCTACCACATTACTCACGGTTTCATCATTATTTTGTAACATCTTCTGTAGTTCAGCAGTCGACCCAACAAAAAGATTGTTGGTAGTTTTCTCGAGTTGCTTGATATCATTTTGAGAGATGTCTTTATTCTTCTTATTCAAGTCCATCAGTTTGTCGTTAATGTCTGCAGTGTTTTTCAACAACCCTGCCAGAACTTCAAATGCTCGTGGATGTTCACTCTCACGGGCAACCTCAATCATCATATCTAAGGACTCACGCCCCTTCTCGATAAGATCGTAATATGTTTGCCGCGAGTAGTTATAATCAGTTTCAATATTATCATATTCTTT